ATGGGAAACGGCATTGTGGTTACCTTCCCATGTATTTAAAGGTGCCAAACCGCAAGAAGTTTGGAAAGAATCAGTAGAAGAAATAAGGACAAGTTAATGGCTGGCAGTATAAACGATTTTCGTGGTAGTTTTAAGGTTGATGTTGCAAGACCATCTAGGTTTGATGTAACTATTCCTATTCCATTATCTTTGAGTTTTTACATTTCTAGTGCTAGAAATTTAACTTATCGTTGTGAATCCGCACAATTACCTGGTAGAACATTTGAAACTGCTACCAAAAAGATTGGTTCTGCTCCCATAGAGTATTTTCCATATCATACAAATTATCAACAAGCACAAATGACTTTTATTGTGTCTGACGATATGAATGAAAAGATTTTCTTTGATTCTTGGATGGAATTAATTAATCCTACAACAGATTATAATTTTCAATATAAAGCAAATTATGCAGTAGATATTAGTGTGAATCAGTATGATGTTACTAATAAATTAACTTATGCTGGTGTTTTACAAGAAGCATTTCCGATTGATGTAAACCAATTGGACATGGATTGGTCAACAGATAGTTATCATAAATTATCTGTCGTATTTGTTTATAAACAATGGCAGAATACAACTGTTAGCAACCTTACAAGTAATCTTAAAACTGGTCTTTTGACCGGTTTAATTAATGGACTTTAATTGAATTTCTTTTGTAATTTCTATATGTAGATGCACAAGACCTACCACAACATATACGATTTAAGTATTTTGGACTAGTAAAATCTTTATTACAGATTAAACAATTTTTAACTAAACTACTACCATTTTCAATAAACCTTTGCTTGTGCTGTTTTTTTGTTTCTTCAGACCAAATACATTTTATTCCGGTATGAGATTTTGCCATTTTTAATATAGTTTCATCTTTATGCTTTTTGTTTTTCATACCATTTTGCCGGCCCTGTTTATACTTTACACCCAAAAGAGATTTTCTTATTTTATCTCTATGTTCTTGAGATTTTGGCTTATTGTTACCTGGAACACCATCACCACCGTCAGTTTTATTTCTTAATATTCCAGTACCTAAATCTATTCTTCCATACCATTTAATCATTCTTCGTTCTAAAGCCAAAGCACCAATTTCTGTTAATTTTGATTCTATAATAACCACTCTATTTTTGTTCTTGGGTGGATGAACTTCACCTTTACCTTTACAGTAAGCTCTATTATTTTTTCCTTTGCCAAAATAATAAGGCGATCCGTCTGGTCGTAAGTAAGCATAGACATAAAAGACCAATTGGGGTATATAAATAGACATAAGCTGGCATTCCTTTACAATGTTAGAGTATGTGCGGAGGCCAATCCGGCGACATACACTTATTTATAATAATTTAATAGTTGAGGACATAATGTTACCTAAAATTGATACGCCAGTCTACGAATTAGACTTACCGCTTTCCAAAAAACATATTAGGTTTAGGCCGTTCTTAGTTAAAGAACAAAAGAATTTAATGATGGCCATGGAATCAGATGATAAAGAAACGATTGAGCGTAACATTCGTCAAGTATTAACAAATTGCACAATTACAGAGGATATTGATATTGATAAATTGCCCGTAATTGATGTTGAATTCTATTTTGTTAATTTGCGTGCAAGATCCGTTGGTGAAATTGTTGAAAACAAATACATTTGTACCAATGAGATTGAAGGAGTCCAATGTGGTAACAAAATGGAATCTCAATTCAATTTATTGGATATTACTGTTGATATTGACCCAAATTATAATGATACAATTAAGCTTACTGACAAAATTACAATTAAACTAAAATATCCAGAATTTTCATTAGTTGAAAAATTAAAGAAAAAGAATTCAGCAGTAGAAATTGCTTTTGAAGTTGTGGCAGATAGTATTCAATACATCTTTGATGGTGAACAATACTACCATGCTAATGAAACTCCAAGAGAAGAATTGATGGAATTTATTGAATCTTTGAATCAAGACCAGTTTGGTAAGTTAGAAGAATTCTTTGACCATCTTCCAAAAATGAATAAACAAGTAGATTTGAAATGTGGTAAGTGTGGATTTGACCATTCATTTGACATGGAAGGCCTCGAAAGTTTTTTCGGGTAATATTTTGTTATGACAATTTGAGAAATTATTATAAAACTAATTTCTCCTTGATGCAACACCATAAGTATTCTCTCACGGAACTTGAAAATATGATACCGTGGGAAAGAGATATTTACGTTAATATGTTGATTCAGTATATTGAAGAAGAAAACGAGAAAATAAAACAACAACAAACTTCAATGAAAAAACGATAAATGGGAAAGTCTTTTTTTAAACAAAACGAATGGTTAACACCTGCGGGTGGAACAAATTCCAATTATCAATATAATATGGGAGCCGGTGGTAGAGTTGGAGGAAAAAAAGATGCAGAACAAAATGCTTCTCGTATTTCTTCAACCAAAGGATTTAAAAACATGATGTCATCGCCATTGATGGCATCAATGCTTGGTGGATTATTTAAAAAAAAATCTACTGAAACTCAATCACAATCCAATTTAACTCCAGAAGAAAATAAAGAAACCGTTAACTCAGACGAAAGTGCCAAGTTTACAAAAATTGGTAACGGTCCAGTGCGAACATTACGAGTAGGTGATGGTGAAGCAGATATTCTGGCCAAAATGTATAATCTTATGCAAGAAGAATATTCTTGGGACAAAAAGAAAAACAAAAAAGATAAAAAATACAGAAAAGAATTTGACGGCCAAAAAGAAAGACATTTAGAAGAAACAATTGCCGCTTTGACTGGTGAACAACCATCTAAATTGGGAAGATTTGGCCGAGCAGCTAAAAAATCAGGTATAACTGGATTATTGGCAAAAGGTGCTTTGGGTGTCGGAATATTTTTATTGGCAGAAAAAGCACTTGCAAAGATTGATTGGAAATCAATTATACCTGATTTTGGAGATACAAGTCAAGGACCAGGTTCTCTCGACAAAGCAAAAGCAAAAGAAATTTATGATTATCTAACAAAAGAAAAAGGATTATCTAAAGAGCAAGCAATTGGTATATTGACAAACATACAAGCTGAATCTAGTTTTATGCCAGGAGCAATTGGTGATGATGGCACTTCTGGTGGTTTGTTTCAACATCATGGTGAAAGATTTGAAGAAATGAAAAAGTTTGCCGGTCCAGATTGGCAAAAAGATTGGAAAAAGCAAATAGACTTTGCTTTACAGGAAAAAGAAGGTAAAGAATATTCAGCTACAAAATTCAAAAGTGCTGAAGAAGCATCTAAATCTTTTACTGAAAAATTTGAACGACCAAAAGACACAGCAATTCAAGCAGAAAAGCGAGCAAGTAGTGTTCCCGAAATAGAAAAATCATTAACTCAACCTGAAACCGCTGCTACTCCAACAACTCCAACGGGAACAATTACAGGGAAATTTGGTGAAGAACGTGGCACACATAAACACGGTGGTGTTGATATTAAAGGCAAAACCGGAGATGCTGTAGTTTCCACAAATGATGGTACTGTAAGTCAGGTTGGTTTTGAACCTAATGGTTATGGTAAATTTGTTGAAGTTGACCACGGCAATGGGTTAAAGACAAGATATGCTCACTTATCAGCATTTAACGTATCTGTTGGTGATAACATCAATAAAGGCACTAAAATTGGTGAGGTGGGTAATACGGGACATTCAACAGGACCACACCTACATTACGAACTCTTAAAAGATGGCCAAAAAGTTGATCCTGGAACCGCATTAGCTTTAAATCCGGTTCAGCCAGATTATAAAATGGCTGACGCCGACTCTAAATATGCTTACGTCAGACAACAAAAACAAATTAGAACTGCCGAAGCTAGAATGTTGGGAGTTTCTAATAGAACAACTAACATCATTAATGGTGGCACAACCTATGCATATAGTGAAGAACCTCAAGTCAAAGATGGCGCACTAATACAACAAACTTTTTATACAAGATAAAAAATGAATTATCAAGAAGCCAGACGAGTAAGAAAAACCGGCCTATTATCTCTCATCAACGAAGGTTTATTTGATGAGGGTAAAGGTATTGGTGGCGCAGTTGGTGGTGCTATTTCTAAAAGATTCAAAGCAAAATCAGTAGGGATCCAAGAAGCATTGGATCCTTTAAATTGGGTTAGAAAATTAACTGGCCAAGGTGCTGTTGGTGATTTGGCGGTTACCGGTTTAGGTCGGTTATTTGGTAGAAGTAATTCTGCTATTACAGCATTTGGTGGTTATGGTCGTAAAAATAAAAAGAAGAAAAAAAATCCACAAAGAACTACTGTTGGTGCTCGTCAAATTAAACCCCTAAAAGTAGGAGATTCTTCTGCTGATATATTGGGTAAAATGTATAACTTTATGCAGAAAACTCATGAAATATACAAATTAAATTATCAGATTGAAGATGCGTTTAGACAAGAACAGATGGATGAAGATGAACGCAGACATAAAAAACTTATTGAAGCAATATTGAACAAAAAAATTAAACCTGCCGATGATAAAGGAGTGAAATCTTTTATCGATAAACTTTTAGAAGGAATTAAAAAAACTTTGGCTTTTCTTATGAAGCCTATTACAATGGTTCTTTCATTAATTAAAGATATTGGTTTAATGGTGGGCTCTGCTATTTTAGGAGCAATGACAAGTCTTACGACATTTTTAGTTGGTTCAGTTCTTTCCATTATAACACCTGCGATTGATTATTTGGCAGGATTATCAGTAAAACGAGCTTTAACTGGTATAGCAAACAGTATACCACCTCCATTTGGAACTGCACTCAAAATAGGAGTTGCAGCATGGTTTGGAGCTCAAACAGAAAATTTAGAAAGAAAGCTTTTACAAAATTTAATGCCTGAAGATGTTGCAAAAGCTACAGAAAAAGGTTCTGGTTCTGATTACGATAAAGCAAGAGAAGATTATGCTAGAAATGTTTCTCAATTTGGAGTTGATAGTGGCCCAGCAAAAGCTGCAAAGAAAAATTTTGATGCCGAAAAAGATAAATTACAAGAAAAATTAGATAAAAACTTTAAAGAAAATATTGAACCGATTGCAAAAGCTGCTGGTTATACAATTGATTATGATTATAGGGATAATCATTTGGGGTTAGCAGGAGGTTTAAACTTACCAACAGTATTTAATAAAGACCGTGAACAAGTTTTACCAGAAGGTCTTGCCTTACTTACTGCAGGAGTTAAACAAGCCGATGGCGTTTTAGATATACTTAAAGGCGATACAAAATCTTTAGAAAAAAAATTAAAAATTGATGAATTTCAAGGCGCTGTTGAGAAGAAAATTGATGCAGTTAGAAAAGATATAAAAACTCAATTTGATATGCCAAAACAAACAAATGTTCCTGAACAAATTGACCCACAACAATTTGATAAACAGAGCTTATCTCCAGGTGAAGAAATAATCTCCAATACCCAAATTAATAACATTAAGGGTAACAAACCAAAACAAGTTTCTCTTAATACACCAAATCCTAGAAACTCCGATTTACAATCATATTTAAAACATACCTCTGCGTATGTTTAACCAATAAAAAACCCCGCCGTAGCGGGGTTCAAACCAAGGGGCTTTAGGTTTAATCTTCTTCAGCCAACTTAGCAAAGTAAGCCATATCATCATCTTCTTCTGATAAACTAGGTTCAACATCAACTGCCTTCTTAGGCGCATCAAATGTTTTTGCTTTAACCTGTTCTACGGTTGTCTTTGGTGCTTCACCATTCAAACCAAGAACTTTATCAAGGCGAGTTTTCAATTCATCATAAGATTTGAACTCTTTACCAGCAGTCAATTCACTTAAAGAGAACTCAGACTTCCAGATTTTCTCCAACTCAGAATCATCATCTGATAAAGCCGATGGAGAATCAAACTCTGACTTATCATAGTTCTGATAGCCTTCTACTTTACGAATCTTCAACTTGAAGTTAGCACCTTTCCACAAATCAAATGGATTGATTGGTGATTCATCTTCAAACTGTGGATTCATTGCTTCAGTAATCTTATCAAAGATTTTCTTACCGAAACGGAACAACTTCACTTTGCCTTCGTTTTCTGGATGTTTAGGATCCGAAACGATATACACATTGGCAACATAATTTAACTTACGCTTCTGTTTGCGAACAACATCTTTATTCGCTTCAATGCCAGAATTCCATAGAGCAGAATTATGCTCACAGATAGGACATTGTTGATTCTTAGTGGTCAAACAATTATCTATAAGCCATCCGCCCGCACCTTGGAATCCGTGTGAGAAGATTTTAACCCATGGAAGACCATCTTCGCCATCTTTTTCAGATGCTGGCAAAAACCGAATAGTAGCCATGCCATTGCCGGACTTGTCTACCTCAGGTTTCCAATAATTATCTGATTTTTCATTACCTTCAGAAGATGTTGAAAGAGCTTCAACTGCTTTGGCTAACTTATCTAAGTTGCCACTTTGACGTTTTAAATTTGCAAAACTCATTTTATTACCTTTCGTATAACGGAGTATATTTAATATTACGGATTATCCACAGACTACTCATAATCAACTGCTAGTATATAACAACTTCTCAAAAAAATCAAGCGTATTTCCAAATATAACCACAATAATTTTCTTTGAGGCCTCTACAACACCTAGAAATTTCATTATAACATTTTAGATTTACACTTCTTGCTGCTGAACGGATACCATCATGTGTACCAATCAAGTTTCCATCCAAATCATATTGATTTACTTTTTTACCTTTAAGTTTAGTCAATATTTCAATATTCTTTTTTCTATTGGATTCTATTGTTTCAATTTTATGTTTTTTGCCATAAAACTGATTCAACTTTCCCTTTTTCGTAGATTGCATTTTGGATAGGTGTTTTCTAGTATCCTCATCGTGTTTGCAACCATAAAATGGGTTTCCTTTGCCAACAGGAGATTGTATGAATAATTGACTTTCATCAAATTCATAAGTTTTACAAAACTCTTTGAGGCTAGCAAAAAAGTCATCCATATATCTATTTATACATACATTTTCAAGATTACCAAAGTTGTTGGCCAATCTTTATGTAGAATACCAATACCACCTTTGTCACGCCATTGTTGAATATTAATTTCCATATCGTCAATTAATATTTTATCCGGTGCAGCATATTGTTGTTTTAGTGCTTTACCTGGTACTATAATTGGATTGAATGTAATGCCGTGTTTTTGCAACCAAACCGATTTCTGTTTAGAAACAGCATCGTGGCGTTGTTCATCAGATGATGAAGTTAGCATTTGTGTTGGTGCTGAACATTTTCTTAAAAAATCAATACCTTCCATAGCCCCCGGCATTAAAGGCAAATCAGCAAAACCATTATTAGCAATAAACATTTCAAAGTAATGGTCAAACTTTTTACTCTTTTCTGCTTCTTGTGGAGCAACACCAAATAATTCAATATATCTTTTTTCAAAATCAGCAATAACGCCATCTATATCCAAGTATATGCAACTGATTTTAGGTTTGTTCATGTATCTTCTTCTTTAAAATATGTAAAAACTTTTCTTTATCGTATTGTATGAATGGCCGATATTTTTCAATTTTTCTTAACCAATTTGGCCAAACAATATCATCATAAATTTGTTTATTCCACATCGGAATAAATTTCATAATATTGTCTAGTATAATAACTGTTTCAATTGAAATACTACCACTCATCAAATACTGTAAAAGCTTTGGAAACTCATTTGATTTTACCAGAAGTAAGTCATCTGGCTTATCAACTTTATCCAACAAATACATTATATCATTTTCAAAGGTATAAGTCAAGCTTTGTTGCCGTTTCTGCCATTTTAGGTAATTTTCCTCACCATCTTGGAGTAATTCGCC